GAATTCAAAGCGTTCCAGAAAGCAGTTGGAGGTAAAGGGTCCGCCGCGAACGCTCGCGCACAGACCAAGGCGATCCGCGATCAGGCTGCCGCGCAGCGCAAGCTGAACGCAGCGAACCGTGCGGGCAAGAAGCCCGAGACCGACCGCGAGAAGCAGGCCCGCGCCACGCACGCTGCGAACAAGAAGCTGGCCCGCTCGATCGCCGAGCTGGCACGGCAGCAGAGGGTACGGGAGCGCACGGCTGTCGCGCTGCGCCGCGCCATGGAAGGAGACGCCCGCCGGGAGGCGGCCCGCGTCAAGTCCCTGGAGCGTCAGGCTCGCGCCGAGAAGAAGCTCGCCGACGCCAAGAACGTCGATCTCCAGGCCACCAAGAGGCTCGCGGCTGCTGAGTTCCAGCGCGCCGTGGCGCTCAAGCAGGTCTCCCAGCTCCGAGCGCAGGCCGCGCGACAGTTCCGTGGTGGTGACTTCCGAGGCGGCGCGGAAACGCTCGCCCGCTCGAAGGCGTTGGAGAAGTCCCTCAAGGGTCAGCTCGGCACCGCGCAGAAGCTACTGTTCACGTTCCGCCGACTGGTGGGCGCGCTCGCCATCTTCACCCTGGCTCGCCGAGGCGTGCAGGCGTTCCAGGATCTCGTCAAGGCGGGCGTCCAGTTCAACGACAAGGTGGAGACCGCCACGCTCGGCGTCGCTGGCCTCGTCGTCACGCTCGGCGACGTACGCGACGCTCAGGGCGGCGCTGTGGACGCCACGGAGCAACTCAGCCTCGCCCTTGGTGTGGCTCGCGAACAGACCGCGCTGCTGCGACAGGACTCCCTGCGAACCGTGGCGACGTTCGAGCAACTGCTCGACACGTTCCAGGTCAGCGTCGGCCCCGGCCTCGCTGCCGGGCTCGATCTCGATGAGGTCCGCCAGCTCACCGTGGACATCTCCCAGGCCGCAGGCGCGCTTGGTGTTCCGCAGAACCAGCTCGCCGAGGAAGTGCGCTCGCTCTTGAGCGGCACCATCCAGGCGAGGACGACCCGTATTGCCACCGCGCTCGGCATCTCGAACGAGGACGTGCGCCAGCTCAAGGAAGCGGGCACGCTGTTCGACACGCTCGAAGAGAAGTTCGCTGGCTTCAACGAGGCCGCCGAACGTCAGGCGCGCGAGACCTTCACCGGCATCTCGACGCTCATCAAAGGCATCGTGCAGGAGATCCTCGGCAAAGCCGCCCGTCCCCTGTTCGACGAACTCATCAAGATCGGCAACGTCGCCTTCGACACCTTCTTGTCCATCGAGAAGACAGTCGATGGTGTGTCGAAGATCCAGCCGAACCCTGCGGTGGTCGCGGCCTTCCAGCAAATCTTCGACGCGCTCAAGCGCTCCGTCGAGGCGATGCAGGAGTTGGGTCAGGGCTCTGCTCTCGGCGCGCTGAACACCCTCACCGCGACCATCGCGGTGACGATCGACTTCATCACCGGAGCCGTGGTCGGACTCATCCAAGCCTTCACCTTCGTCCGCGACATCGTTGCGGACATCGCGGAGTTCTTCGGAGTCACCTCGGACAACGCCGGGGCTACGACGCAGAACGTCGGGCAGATCGCCGTGCAGGCGTTCCTCGTCCTCAAGGCATTCAAGCTCATCAACGCTCAGATGATCCTCTTCGTGCGCCGCACGGGGCTGGTCATCGGCGCGTTCGTGCTCATCGGCAAGGGTGTCGAGTTCGTCCTCGAAAAAATCTTCGGGATCGACCTGGGGATCAGGGACACCATCCAGCTCATCACGGTCGGGCTCTACTCCGCATGGATCGGTGTCGCCACCATCGTGCAGACGGTCGCGATCCAGTCGGTCACGTTCATGGAGAACGCCCTCGACTCGATCATCACGGCTGCGAAGAACAAGGCGTCCGCTGCCAAGGGCTTCCTGTCCGCCCTGTTCGGGAGCGACAAGGGCGCGCAGGCCGCAGCGCAGGAGCGCCTCGACCGCGAGCTGGCTGCCACCAACCGTATCGCCGACCGCAAGCGCGCTGCCGCGCTGGAGATCGCCGACATCGAGGAGCAGTCCAAGGCCCGCCAGAAGGGGCTCGAAGAGGAGATCGCCAAGATCGTCGGCGACCGCGCGGGCAAGAACGCGCAAGGCGAGGGCTTCAACCCCGGCTTCGACCCGCAGTTCCAAGAAGCCCCCGACGTGGGCGACACCGAAGGTGGTCCCGGCGCGACGGTCTTCGGACGCTCGCGCGTGGACGAGGCTACTCTCAAGAAGGTGCAGGAGACCACCGTGCTCCTCGAAGCGCAGGCTGTCGCCGAGCGCGCCGTCACCGACGCCGTGGTCGCCGGGCTGTCCTCGCGCGAGATGGCGCTCGTCGCTGCGACGAACGCGGTGAACCTTGCCGACGCCGAGATCGAGAAGCTCCGCGAGAAGAACGAGCTTGAGCTTGCCCCGCTCCTCGCCCAGCGCGAGACGCTGGCGCAGGACGGCGCGGAGCTGGAGAACCTGAACGAAGTCATCGCTGCCCTTCAAGTCCGCCAGGGCTTCGAGGAGGAGATCCTTCGTCTGCGCCGCGAGCAGCTCGCGGCAGCGCAGGCCGAGGCCGAGATGGTAGCCAACGGCTCCATGACGGACGGGCTCAAGGAAGGCTTCATGCAGTTCGCCGAGCAGTTCAGCTCGACGTACAACGCAGGGCTGGAGATCGCCAAGCAGGGCACCGCTGCCCTCGCGGCCTTCGCCTCCCAGGCCATCGTGGACGCCTTCGACCCGACGAAGGAGGTCGATCTCAAGGAGAGATTCGCCCGCCTGATGCAGTCGATCGCTCAGACCATCCTCCAGCAGCTCATCCAGCTCGCCATCGCGAAGGCCATCCTGGGCTTCAAGGACGGGGGCGTCGTTCCTGAGCTGTCTGCGGGGGGCGTACCGCTGTCCTTCGCCAAGGGCGGCCAAGTTCCCGAGCACTACTCCAAGCGCGCCCAGGGGCTCGCAGGGGGCGGCCTGCCGCGTCCTAGCCACATCCCTGCCTCGGACACGGTTCCCGCGTGGCTCACGCCCGGGGAGTTCGTGATGAACAAAGCTGCAACTTCTCAGTTTTTGCCCTTGCTTTCTTCCATGAATGGGGGTAGTATGTCCGTAGTGGGCAGCAAGAGCGCAGAAGCAGCAGGCCCGAGCACCGGCATGGCGTCCGGCGGGCTCGTGGCAGATCAGATCGCATCCGCCGGGGGAGACTCCGAGGGCGGCGGTTCTCAGACGGTCGTGGTCCCTGCCATCGTGGCGCGGGACGGCGAAATGGACAAACTCACCGCTGGCGGTCGCAACGCCATGCTCGCCTTCATGCGAGAGAACGCGGGCAACATCAACTCGCTGCTGGACCGCAGCAACGGAAGAGGATAATCACCATGGCATGTGTTTGGATCGAGGGCCACGAGTCCCACCGCATCAGCACCCAGTACGCTCGCAAGTACGCGAGCCAGTCCGGGAACTTCACCGCCGTCTCGGGGCGCGTCTTCGGCTTCGGCGGGGGCGTTCAGGCCCCCGTGATGGTGACGCCCCCGGTAGGGTCCGGCAACACCTTCGTCATGGGCTTCGGCTTCCGATTCGCGAGCCACCTCACGGTTCTGAACTCGGGCAACCAAGGGTTCTACGTCGAGACCGGGCCTGACGAGCAGTTCCACCTGGAGTTCGAGTCCGGCTCGGGCCTGGGTGTGCGCTTCAACCTCAAGCGCGGGTCCACGACCGTCGCCACGTCGAGCTACTTCGACTTCGCGGTGTGGCACTACATCGAGCTGAAAGTCACGGTGAGGACCGGCACGAACGGTGCGTACGAGCTGCGACACAACGGCGTGCTCGACATCAGCGGCACCTCGGTGGACCTTGCCGACACGGGCGGGGACGGCTGGGACGTGTTCGCCTACCGCTTCACCTCCAACGTCTCCAACTCGGTGTACCTCGACGACACCTACATCTGCGACGGCACGGGCGCGAAGAACAACGACTTCCTCGGCCCGAGCATCGTGGAGGCTGTCGAGGTCAACGCGGACGGCACGACCAACCAGTTCGACCAGAACTCCTCTGGCAGCGCGGCCTACACGCACGTTGACGATCCCGGCCAGTCCACCCCCGACGACACGACCACGGGCGGCTACATCGGCTCGGACACCAACACGCACAAGGACCTGTTCGCCTTCACCGACCTGACGCAGATCACCGGCACGATCCACGCGGTCCAGCTCGGCGTGCAGATGGCGATGGGAGCCACCGGCACCCGCACGGTGAAGACCAAGTACCGCGACCCGGACACGACCGAGGCGGACGGCTCCTCGCATGTGGTGGACTCCACCAACTACGACGAGTTCACCGAGGTCTTCGACAACAACCCCGCGTCCGCTGCCGCATGGGACGTAACCGACATCGACGGCGGTGAATTCGGCGTTGAGGTGGTGAGCTAATGGCACTCCGATGGCTTGAAGGATTCGACGCTAACGTCAACCACGAGGCGCTCGGCAGAGTGTACCTGGGGTCCGAGACCGTGTTCGGCGCGGGCAACAACATACTGCAAGAGGACCCTGCCCAGAACCGGGGCGGGACGGGCGACGCGCTCTACGACCGCTGCGCCTCTGATGACGAGGCCGTCCTGCACACGCCGGACCTCGTGGCCTCCCCGGAGAACTCGTGGATCGTCGGCTTCGCTTGGCGACCCGACATGACGGTCGTACCCATCACCGGCTCGACCTCTCCTTACATCGCTTTCCGCAACACGGACGGCGAACAACTCCGCATCGAGATGTACGACGCCTCGCCCGCGAGCGCGAAGCCTCAAGGCGTCTACATCGGCTGGCGCATCATGCGCGGCGCGACGGAGATCGCTTCGTCCGTGGACAAGTTCGACGCCTACTCGGTCGGCACCACGCAGAAGTGGATTCACTTCGAGTTCAAGGTCACGATCGACAACGCTGCGGGCTCTGTCGCAGGGCGCTACAAGAGCCTCACCGACCACGCCTCGAACGGGGGCGCGTACACCACGATGACCTGGGACGCCTCAGTCACCAGCGTGGACACGCAGGACCAGACCTCGACCGGGGCTGACTCGTTCGTGCTGTCGTTCGACACTGGCACGACCAACCGCTACACCTCGTTCGACGACCTGTACGTCTGCGACTCGACCGGCTCGAAGAACAACGACTACCTGGGCTCGTGCATCATCACGCCGCACCACATCACCACCACGGGTGGTGGTGACGGTGACACGGTGGACTGGACGCTCGCCACGGCGGTCTCGACCGAGGATGCGTGGCAGGAGCCTCCGACCTCCGTGGAGAACGACGACCGGCTCACGTCCGACACGACGGGCCAGATCCACCTCGCCGCGTTCGACAACCTGGACCTGATCGACGCAGCGACCATCATCGGCGTGCGCTACGACCTGCACGGTCGCATGGAGAC